GGAGCACCTGGCCCAGCCGCGGCTTCGGCCGCCGGCTCGCCGTCGCACCAGCGCAGGACCGCGAAGAGCGCCTGGCGCAGCGTGCGGCCCGCGCCATGGACAGCGCCCGCGCCACTGCCGGCATGGCGTGCAACAGCATCGTTGTGATGGGCGGGGCCAGCACGGGCTTGGTCGTGCCCAAGGCCGAGATCCTGGAATGCGAAGCCTACCGCCGCGCCGTCGCCGCGCTGCCTTGCATCTGGTGCGGCATCTGCGACTACAGCCAGCACGCCCATCTGAACCTGGGCAAAGGCTTCGCGCTCAAGACAGACGACCGCACCGGATTCCCGCTGTGCTGCACCCGGCCGGGCATCGAGGGCTGCCACGTCGCTTACGACCGATACCGACTTGTTGACGGTGGCCGCGAAGCCCATCGGGACTACGGCCTCGAATGGGGCCGCATCACCCGCCACACGATTCTTGAATCCGGCCAATGGCCACAACGTCTGCCCCTCTGGAGTGAAACCGCATGAACCAAGCCACCACCAGCACCATCCACAAGACGCCCGGCGGCAATCCGGACACGGGCGCGGTCGAGGCCGTGCCTACGCTGACTCAGGTCTATGAGGCGATCCGTCAGCTGCACGAAGCGGGCGAGGAGCCTACGCGCGACCGCATCCACAAGATGACGGGCCTGAACCTCACCACGGTGGACGACCGCATCAAGGTGCTGCGAGGTGAGGGGATGATTTCGGCGGTGAAGCAGTGCTATCGCCCGGTGCACCAGCACGGGCCGGCGCGCGCTGTGACGGTCACACACCTGACCGATGGGCGCTCCATCCTGGAGATCGGAGAGCATGTGGTCCATTTCAGCAGGACCGAGGGCGGAATGTTGGGCCAGGCCTATGCTGGTATTGCGCTCGAACACACCGCCCTGGCGCGCGTCACGGAGCTGCAGGACCAACTGCTGGAGGAAGTGGCAAAGCGGAGAGCGCTCGAACGCAAGGTGGAAGCGTTGAAAGTGCAGCGCAAGGCTGACCCACGCCAGGGTGACCTGCTTACCTGACAACTGAGGGCGCCTGTGGCGCCAAAATCAACTGCTCTATTATTTGCATTCTGGCGATTTCCAAAGGGAAAGTATGCGAATAGAGATAAACGATTTGAAGTTCGATCTGGATGAGAGAGATTCCAACCCAGATCGCAAAGATGAAGTGCAGCGTGCATTGCTTGAGAGGTTTGCGGCCACTGCGCGGTCTTTCGAATTCTCATTTGTTGGCATGGATCGCAAACATGAGCGGATTCGCGTGCAGTTTGACGCCCGCCCAGGCGTGCAACTTGAGGATATCCACGGGTGGTTGAACGCCAACGGCTTTGTTGGCTTCGACATCTACGCCGTAAGCTAGGGTACGCTCCTTCTAGGGTTCGACGGCCCTAGGCCATGCCGGAACACTTCCGGCCATGGCCCAACGTCCTGCCGGCAAGTCCGAGCCTCCAAAGAAACCTCTCCCCAAGAAGCCTGCTGCCCCCAAGAAGGCCGCAGGCTCTGCCGTTCCTGCGAAGCGCCCAGCGGCCAAGAAGCCTACGAGCGCGACCGCGAAACCCGCATTGAAGAAGGCCCCGGCAAAAAAGGCCGCCCGCATCAAGAGCACGGATGCCCAGGCGCTGACCGCGAGGGAGTCGAAGTTCATCGATGAATTCCTGGTGGACCTGAATGGAACCCAGGCGGCGATTCGAGCCGGCTACAGCTCCAAGACTGCCCGGCAGATCGCCTCTGAGAACCTGTCAAAACCTCACATCCAAGTCGCGATTGCGGAAGCCCGAAAGCAGCAGCAGGAGCGCACGCAGATCACTGCCGACGCCATGCTGCAGCAGGCTTGGCTGATCGCCACAGCCGATGCACGCGAACTGATCGAGACCAAGGTCGCATGCTGCCGCCATTGCTGGGGGGAGAACTTCCGCTACCAGCGCACCGTCAGCGAGATGAACCAGGCACGCGAGTCATGGCGTGCTGAAGGCAAGGCGCCCGAGGATTTCGATGAAGAAGGCGGCATCGGTTTCAACCCCCACCGGCCGCCGCACCCGGACTGCACTGCATGCGTTGGGGATGGATATGCACGCGAGGTCATCAAGGACACCCGCTACCTGAGCCCAGCCGCTGCCCAGTTGTATGCCGGCGTGAAGCGTACGAAAGATGGCCTGCAGGTCCTGACGCACAGCAAGGAGGCCTTCGCAGAAAAAATCTGGAAGTACCTGGGCATGTACGAGAGGGACAACCAGCAGAAGTCAGACCCGCTGGCCGCGCTGCTGCATCGCATCTCCAAGGAGAACGGCAACGGCTTCGCGCCCATTGCAGATGACCCGGAGCGCACAGGCCCCCGCGCGGGCTCCACGCTGCAGGTGAAGCAAGACCCGGCGGACGAGGAGGATTGAGGCTGTGGCCGCGTGCGTCCACAGTGCTCCCCTGAACCGGCTCCCCGACACGCCCGAGGAGCTGGAGCGGTGCCTGCGCGATCCCGAATGGCGCCTGTTCTCCGGATGCCTGTACAAGATCATGGTCAAGGGCGACTCCAAGGATGGGGAAGAGGCTGACACCTTCACCATGCCCTTCCGGCCCAATCGCGCGCAGAAGCGTTTCATCAGCCGGCTCTGGCACCGCAACATCATCCTGAAGGCGCGGCAGCTGGGCTTCACCACCCTGATCGCCATCCTGTGGCTGGACCATGCGCTGTTCAATGCGGATCAGCGCTGCGGCATCATCGCGCACGATCGCGATTCAGCCGAGGCCATCTTCCGGGACAAGGTGAAGTACGCCTACGAGAACCTGCCCGAGGAGATTCGAGACCGCTTCCCCCTGGAGCGCGACAGTGCCGTGGAGCTGCTGTTCGCCCACAACAACAGCAGCGTGCGCGTGGCTACGTCCATGCGGTCGGGCACGATCCATCGGCTCCACGTCTCCGAACTGGGCAAGATCTCGGCACGCTTCCCGCATAAGGCCAAGGAGGTGATGACCGGCTCCATTCCGGCCGTGCCCACCACCGGCATCCTGGTAATCGAGAGCACGGCCGAGGGCGCCAACGGCGAGTTCTACCACCTGTCCCAGCGGGCCGAGGCCCTGCACTACACGCACAAGAAGCTGAGCCCGCGCGACTATCGCTTCCACTTCTACGCGTGGTGGCAGGAGCCCAACTACCGCATGGACGCGGGCCTGGTCCATGTCGCGCGCGAGCAGCACGACTATTTCGACCAGGTCGAGGTCGAGATGCAGTGCACCATCGATCTGGAACAGCGGGCCTGGTATGTGGCCACCCAGGAGGCTGACTTCCCCGGTGCGCCTGAGCGCATGTGGCAGGAGTACCCCTCCACGCCGGCCGAGGCATTCCAGCAGTCCAGCGCGGGCCGGTACTACGCCAAGGCCATGGTTGCGCTCACGAAGCGCGGCGGCATCACCTCGGTGCCCGAGCTGGATCTGCCGGTCTACACATTCTGGGATATCGGGCGCGCGGACGGGACGGCCATCTGGTTCATGCAGTCCCTGCGCGGCGAGGACCGCTTCATCAACTACTACGAGGAGCACGAGGAAGACCTGCGGCACTACGTGCGCCACCTGCAGGGCCTCGGCTACGTGTTCGGCGGGCACTTCCTGCCGCATGACGCGAATCACAAGCGCCTGAGCGATACCAACCGATCCACAAAGCAGCAGCTGCAGGCGCTGATGCCGGGCCAGCGCTTTGTGGTGGTTCCGCAGATCACCCAGTTGCAGACTGGCATCTCGGCCGTGCGCAAACACCTGCGTGGCGCCTGGTTCGACAAGGACTCCTGCGCCTTCGGCTTGGAGCGACTGCGCGGCTACAGCAAGAAATTCAGCCGAGCGCTGAACAAATTCATCGATGAGCCCGACAAGTCCAACGGCTGCACGGAAGGCGCGGACGCGCTGCGGCAGTGGGCGCAGGCGAAGGAAAGCGGGCTCTTCAACCCCAATGACGATGGGTACGGCGCGCGCGCCGAGCCCGAAGAGGAAGAGGATGCGCCGGACTGGCGCGCGTGAGGCACTGCCATGAACTATGCAACCCCCCCGAGCACTGCAGACCTGGGCGCGGCGCTGACGCCGCACGAATATGCCCGCATCATTGATGACATCCTGGAGCAGCCGCCGTGGCGCCGCCAGGCCGACATGGAAGCCGACTATGCCGATGGCAACCAGCTCGGCAGCGAACTGCTCGCGCGCATGAAGCGCTTCGGCATCCCGCCGGCCAAGGAGAACATCATCGGGCCGGCGATCGCGGCCGTGTGCGGCTACGAGGCCAAGACGCGGACCGACTGGCGCGTGACGCCGGACGGTGACCCCGGCGGCCAAGACGTGGCCGATGCGCTCAACTTCCGCTTGAACCAGGCAGAGCGCCACAGCCGGGCAGATCGCGCGATCAGCGATGCGTTTAAGCCGCAGGTGAGCGTGGGCCTTGGCTGGGTGGAGGTTGCACGGGCCAGCGATCCCTTCGCCTACCCCTACCGCTGCCGGTATGTGCACCGCAATGAAATCTGGTGGGACATCCGAGCGCAGGAGGATGACCTGTCCGATGCGCACTGGCTGCTCCGGGAGCGGTTCATCCGCAAAGACCGTGTCGCGGCGGCATTTCCCAAGCACCGGGACCTGATCATGCGCGCGGACTCTGCCTCTGGCCCTGGCGGATATGGTGGCTACCTGGGCGAGGGCGGCTATTCCACGGGCTTGGTGCCGGGCCTGGATGTCTCCCGGGCCTGGACGCCGCGCGAGCATGCCTGGTATCGCTCGGAGACCGACGAGCTCAGCCTGTGCGAACTCTGGTACCGGCGCTGGGTGCCGGCGCTCGTGCTGCGCCTGCGCGGCGGCCGTGTGGTTGAGTTCGATGAATCCAACCAGCAGCACCGCCTGGCCGTGGCCTCGGGCGCGGGCACGCTGTCGCGCGAGACCGTCACGCGGCTGCGCCGGTCCTACTGGATCGGTCCCATCTGCCTGCACGACGGCCCCACGCCATACCCGCACCAGCATTTTCCATACGTGCCGTTCTGGGGCTATCGGGAAGACCAGACGGGCATGCCCTTCGGCCTGGTGCGCGACATGCTCTTCCCGCAGGACAACCTGAACAGCACCATGGCGAAGCTTCGCTGGGGCATGGCCTCGACGCGGGTGCGGCGGACGAAGGAGGCTACGGACATGACCAGTGCTCAGATCCGCCAGCAACTGGCGCGCCCTGACGCCGACATTGTGCTGAACGCAGAGCACATGAAGGACGGGGGCATATTCGAGGTGGACCGTGATTTCCAGCTCAACGCCCAGCACCTGCAGTTGATGGAAGACAGCCGGCGCGCGCTGGGCCGGGTCAGCCCGGTGACGCCCGCCATGCAGGGCCAGGCCGGCACCGCGCGCAGCGGCCTGCAGGAAACCACCCAGGTGGAGCAGTCCCAGATCGGCATGGCTGACTTGATGGACAACACCAAGGACGGGCGCACGATGGTGGGCGAGTTGCTGATGTCGCTGATCATCGAGGACATGGGCGACGAGGAGCAGACCATCGTGATCGAGGGCGACGTGCTCAACCCACCGCGCACCGTGGTGCTGAACAAGGCCGAAGAGGACCCCGACACAGGCTTGGCCTATCGGTCCAACGATGTGCTGCGCACGCGCATGAAGGTCGCTCTGGAGGACGTGCCGAGCACCAGCAGCTTCCGAGGCCAGCAGCTCAGCTCGCTGTCCGAGGCGGTGAAGTCCCTGCCTGAGCATATCCAGGTGGTTGCGCTGCCATTCCTGATTGACCTGATGGATCTGCCCCGCAAGAAGCAGGTGGTGGAGGCCATCCGCGCAGCAACGGGCCAGCAGACGCCGGAGCAGATCGAGCAGCGGGTGCAGCAGGAGGTGCAGGCCGCGCTGTTGAAGGCCGGCCACGAGTTGAAGGCGCGCGAGCTGGAAATGAAGGAGCGCATGACGGACGCCCAGATCAAGAAGGTGATGGCCGACGCTGTGCAGGTAGGCGTGCAGGCCGCCTTCTCGGCGATGCAGGGCGGGGCCCAGGTAGCCATGAATCCTGCCATCGCGCCCATTGCCGACGCCATCATGCAGGGCGCTGGCTACCAGAAGCCCAATCCAGGCGGCGACGACCCGGACTTTCCTGTGCCTGGCGTTGCGGCCGGCGGCCCAGCGCCGCAGTCTGGCGGTCCGGGCGCGGCCGGCGACATCGCCCAGGTGCGCGAGAACACCAGCCCCGCATTCCCGCCAATCCCTCAGGAGCCGGCGCGCGGCATGCAGGGGATCGAGACGGCCACCCCTGCCGACAACCTATAGCGGCTCACTCCGTCCAGAGTTGGATGCTGCGCGCGCGCGGCCTGACACTGTGTTCCACGTTGAAGGCGAAAGCCAGAGACGAGAAGCCTGCCCGTGATGGGTCGGCACCTCCCGCAGCTGGAGAGCGTGATGGTCGGGGCTTCGGCCCCGGCCTGATCCTCGAATCTGCGTGCCCCTTCAAACAGGCCCGGCCGGATAGCCGGGGATGTGGAGCACCTACATGCCGATGACCCCTGAGCAACTGCTCGAATCCGCCTTTGCAGGACAACTGGATCTGGACGCGGACGCGACCAAGACCGCCGAAGCCAGCAACGCCGCGAGCACTGCTACTCCCGCAACCGCCACCCCTGGCGCTGAGCAAACTGCTGCAGCGCCTTCTCCCGCTCCTGCCGCTGCACCCGCTGTTGCAGCAACCCCGGCTCCTGCACCTGCTGCAGGCGCGGCGCCCGCTCAGGATGACGAGCCGGCCGGCGCGCCTATTGCCAGCAAGTCGGGCAGCTACACGATCCCGTTTGAGAAGCTGGCTCAAGCTCGCACCGAGCGCGACCAGTTCAAGGCGCGCGGCGATTCGCTGGAGAGCGAGAACGCCACCTTGAAGGCTCAGATCGACCAGTTGACCCGCAGTCAGCAAAACAACCTCGCACAGGCCCAGGCGGATGCCTCGGCTCGCGAGCAAGCGGGCGCGGCGCCAACTTCGGCTGACAAGAACTTGGCCATTGCCCAGGCCGCCGCCTCACAAGGCGTGGACATGGCCCTTTTCGGCGACTTCTCGGAGGAGGGCATCGCCAAGGGCGTGGCTGCGTTGGTGGACCAGCGTGCCGCAGCACTGGTGGACGCACGACTGGCCCAGGCGATGCAGCCGCTGCAGCAGCGTGAACAGGTCAGCGCCCGGCAGGCGCACGACAACGCGATCTATGCAGCCCATGCCGACGCGGACGAAATTGCCGACTCTGCCGAGTTCAAGCAGTGGGTGGATGCCCAGCCTGCTTTTGCGCGCGCAGCCGTGGCCAATGTCCTGCAGAACGGTTCCGCTGCCGAGATCGTGGAAGTCTTCAGCACCTTCAAGGGTGCCCGGTCCGCAGCTGCTCCCGCCGCCAGCCCTGCCGCTCCTGCCAATGCCGTGGACGCGGCCGTGGCAAAGGCAAAAGCTGACGCAGAGCAGGCCGTGCCGGTGAGCCTGTCTGAACTGACGGGCGCGGCTGCTGGTGCCAGCGAAGCGGAGCGCGCGCAGGCACTGGCCAATAACCCCGCGGCGCTGCTCAACGTGATGAGCGGTATGTCGCCGGCAAAGATCGATGCCTTGATGAACAGCTTGGCGTGAACCGCTGAATATTTTTTGAAACCCGGGCCACCTCGTGATGAGGCAGCCCTCTCCCAAAGACGGAGGACATATGTCCGGAAAAACCAATGTGGCAACCGGTTCGCCGAATGCCCAATACGTTCAGGCTGCCGGGCTGTTCGCTCAGTCCATGCAGCGCAATTCGACGCTGAACCGCATGGTGGGCACGGTCCCCCAGGGCGAGGCTCACGTCAGCGCCGTGCTGAGCAAGCAGACCGCCACCGACATGCCCATCGTGCGCACGGTGGACCTGACGCGCGGCCACGGCTCCGAGGTGGAGTTCCACTTCGTGCAGCCCACCAACGCCTATCCCATCATGGGCAACCGCATGGCCGAGGGCAAGGGCACGGGGATCGAGCTGGACAACGGCCGCGTGCGCGTGAACCAAGTCCGCTTCCCTGTGGACCTGGGCAACACGATGACCGATATGAATTCCCCCGTGGAATTCCGTCGCATCGGCCGACCCATTGCGCTGTCGCTGATGAACAGCTACCAGGACCAGCTGATGCTGACCCACCTAGCGGGCGCGCGCGGCTTTCAAGACGGCATGGAATGGCGTCTGCCGACCAGCGCCCATCCGGACTTCGCGGAGTTCGCCATTAACGAAGTGAAGGCGCCCACACGCAACCGGCACTACATCGCCGATGGCGACTCCATCAAGACTGTGTCGGTGAACGCGGGTGAGCTGGACATTGCCTCCACTGACGTGCTCGGTATGGACGTGGTGGACAGCATCCGCACGGTGATGGAGTCCATCGCACTGCCGCCGCCCGCCATCAAGATCCCCGAGGACAAGGTGGCCGAGGATTCGCCGCTGCGTGTGCTGCTGGTTTCGCCCGCGCAGTACCACGCATTTGCCCAGGACCCTGGCTTCCGCCAGTTCCAGGCGAACGCCCTGGCGCGCGCGTCCAAAGCCAACAACCACCCCCTGTTCCTCGGCGAAGTGGGCCTGTGGAACGGCATCTTGATCTGCAAGATGCCCAAGCCCATCCGCTTCTATGCTGGCGACACCGTTCGCTACTGCGCCTCCTACGAGACCGAGACGGAAAGCACCTGCACCGTCCCCGCCTCGTTCGGCACCACCCATGCGGTGGATCGCGCGATCCTGCTGGGCGGCCAGTCGCTGGCTCAGGCCTTCGGCAAGTCCAAGCACGGCGGTATGCCCTTCTTCTGGAGCGAGAAGGACTTCGACCACGGCGACAAGATGGAACTGCTGATCGGCGCCATCATGGGCGTTTTCAAGATCCGCTGGTTGGTGTCGCAGGGCAACGGCAAGAAGCACTACACCGACCACGGCGTCACGGCCATCGACACAGCCGTGCGCATCATCGGCGAGCGCAACTGACGCGCCCCAGGGCGGGCGGTCTGCTGATCGCCTGTCCTCCGCTGAGTTCTTCACCATTTCATCGGAGGCCAACATGGCAACCATCACCAAAGTGCAGTCCTCCAGCAACCAGCTGGGTGCGACTCCGTGGGGCAACCTGAGCGCCCTGCATTACACCCTGGCCACCAACGCGGCCGGCGCGGCCTTGGGCGGCGACATCCTGACGCCCGCCATTCAGGGCACAAAGATCCGCCTGGGCCTGCTGCCCGCTGGCTTCAAGCTGATCGACAGCTTGGTTGTCATTGCCGTTGGCATGACGGCATCCGTCACCGCCAAGATCGGCTTCGAGTATGCCGACGGCGTGGATGTGCCGGCCGCGCCCCAGGACGACGACTACTTCGGCGCAGCTGTGAACCCGGCCGCCACGGCGCGCCTGCGCAATGCCACTGCCAACCCGGTCATCACGCTGCCCAAGGATGCCTACCTGATCCTGACCGTGGGCGGCGCGGACAACGCCAAGGCCAGCGCGCTGGACGTGGTGGTGCTGGGCGTCGCCGAAGGCGTGGCCTGATCGAAGCCGCGCTCGCGGCGATGAACCATGCAGCAAGCCGGCCTGTCCGGCTTGTTTCACATGAACGGAGCGAATCATGAAGTTCGACAAGTTGGAATACACGGGCAAGAAGCCCTATCACGACCGTCTGGCGGCCACCCATTGGGAGCCTGGCGATACCAAGTTGGTGCCCGAGGCCGTCGCGCGCAAGCTGCTGCGCTTCGTGGAGTTCCGCCGCGCGCCCGTCGATCAGCAGCAGGCAGAGCAGCTGCAGCCCGCCGACCAGCAGGACCAGCAGGCGCAACAGCCTGACACCACGCAGGCGCAGGACGACGCAGCGCTCCAGCAGGCGCAGGCCACCCAGCAGCAGGCAGAGCAGCTGCAGCAGCAAGAGCGCGCGGCCACCGAGGCCATGCTGCTGACCATCGAGGGCATGGACAAGGGCGCCCTGGCCGAATACGCGGCGAAGTACGAGGTCAAGCTCGACGCGCGCAAGGGTGAGGCCAAGATGCGCGCCGAGGTGGCCAACCTGATCGAGCAGTTCGGGGCACGCTGATATGACGCTCCAGGATCTGATCAACCGCTTCCGCGCCGACTCCAAAGACTGCGTGAAGCCCTACCTTTGGGGCGAGGAACTGGTGACAGCCTGGCTGAACGAGGCCGTGGCTGAAGCGGCGGTGCGCGGTCGGCTTCTCTTGGAAGTAGAGCGCCCTCAAGTCTGCCATGTGCCGGTGAAGGAAGGTCAGGCCGCCTATCCTCTGCACCCCGCCCTGTACGAGATCACCTATCTCGCCTACGAGATCGACGGCGCGCGGGAACCACAGGAGTTGACGCTGGTTTCCACGGAATGGCTGGACCGCCATCAGCCAGGGTGGCGCCACAAGCGTCTTGATTGCATGCGCTGGGCTGTGCAGGGCGAACGATCCATCCGACTGGTGCCGGCCCCGCCGCGCGACGGGCGTCTGGTGTTGGAGGGCTACCGCCTTCCGCTGCGACCCATGTGCAGCTCGGGAGAGTCGCCCGAGATCCATGCCTTCAGCCATGAAAAGCTGGTGCTCTGGGCCCTGCACCGTGCTTTCTCGCAGCCAGACGCGGATGGTTTCGACCCGACGCGCGCGGCATTGGCTGAGGCGGAGTTCACGCGGTACTTCGGCCGACGGCCCGACTCCGATTTGCGCCGCCAAACCCGTGAGGACCAGCCTCACGTCACCGAATCCATCATTCTTTGAGGAGAGCCATCATGTTCGGCTTTCAACCAGGTCGGCGAGAAGCGCAGGCGGCAGAGCAGCCGCGGCTGGGCTTTCGCCCGCGCAGCAAGGCCGCGGCTCTGGCCGAGGCCCAGAACCAGGCGCCCGACTCCATCCCTGCCATGGTGAAGCCCGGCGAGTTTGTCCTGCCTCCCGATACCGTGCACGCCATGGGCGGCGCTGGCGCGCTGCAGGCCGCCGTCGATGCCACCCACACACCAGCACCCGAGCAGGCATTCGTGCCGCGCGGCTTCAAGCCAAAGGTGTTCTTCGCCAATGGTGGCCGGCCTGAGGACCAGATCCCGACGGACGGCTACCCCAAGGCGCCGGCTCCAGACGGCTCGCAGTCCAACCCCATGAACACCGAGGTCGGGCGCAATGTGTCGAATCTGGCCAATGCTGTGCCTGGTGCGCTGGGTGGTAGCGCCCGAGCCATCGCGCGAACTGGCGGGGCCATCAGCGGCGCGCTCAACTCTGGCCTCAATGCCCCGCGCGCGCTGGCCGGTGGTGCCGGGATCGCTGGTGCTGGTGCCGCGGCTTCGACACCTGCTGCGGCCTCTACAGGTGTGAATCCCACGCCATCCACAGCTCCAGCAGCCACGTCCACCTCGCCGCAGTCCACGCCACCCGCCGGCAGCACCATGGGCCCACCCAGTTCGGCCGCGCCGCAGGAAGTCCAGCCCGGCATCTTCCGACAGGGCAACAGCTTCGCCGACAGCGCACAGGGCGCGGCGCTGGGCAACGAACCGCGCGGCTTGCCCTCGCGGCGCAACGACGCGGCCGCCCAGAACCTGGCCGCGCAATCGACGGCGCGCGGCTTTACCCCCGGCCAGCGCACCGAGGTCGAACAGCCCCGCCTGGGCTTCGCCGGCTTCCGCGCACCAACAGTCGCCCACTCTGGCAACGACTGGCAGGCCCGCAAGGACCTCCAGAACCTGGAGACCGGCGCGAGCAGCATCGCGAATCGGCCCGAGTGGAGCGGCACAGGCATGGCCCGCTTCCGTGGCGGTGGCGCTCAGTCCGGCCCACCGCCGGCCGTGGCCGCCTACCAGGCCGCCCTGCAGACCGACTCGGCGCTGCGCCAGGCCCAGCCAGGACTGGATGCCGAGACCATGCGCCAGAACGCGGGCCTGGCGCGTGAAGGCATCCAGCAGGAAGGCGGCCTGCAGCGCGAAGCCATGCAGCAGGCCGGGGAAACCGGGCGCACAGGCATGCGCGTGGGCATCGAGCAGCAGCGCCTGCAGGGCGAGGCCGAAGCGCGCGGCTTCAAGACCCGGGCCCAACGGCAGGAAGAGCAGCTGCGCAATACCTTCCTCGACCCGGATGCCACGCCACAGCAGAAACTGCAGGCCCAGCAGTCGCTGGCAACCCTCCAGGGCAAAGACAAAGCGCCGCGATGGAAGACATCCGTAGTCCAGGGTGGCATGGACGCTGCAGGGAACAAGCTTCCTGGATACGGGCTGCTTACGGATGAGGCTACCGGGGAGTACCAGGTGATTGCGCCAGGGCAGGGTGCGAATGGCCTGCCTGCAAAGGACAGCGCGCAAGTGCTTGCCATCAAAAACAACACATCCCTTTCGTTGGAGCAGCGCCGCGAGGAATTGCGGAAGCTCGGCTTCCAGTGAGTTACTCCAGCCCCTGTTGAGGAGCCCGCTTCGCGCGGGCTTCGTCTTTGCGGGTCTGCTCCCTCTAGGGTTTGGCAAAAGACTTGACATGAAAAGAATGGGAGACCTTGTCCAACCCGTTCAAGGAGCACGTCATGTCCTGGGCCATCCCCGCCTTGTCGCACGAAACCCGCGACACCATCCCCACCCGCGAAGCAGCTTTCCACCTCCGTCGATCTCCCGCGACCTTGCATGCCTGGTCCTGCGGCAGCCGCAACGGCCCCATTCAGCCCGTGCGCGACGGAGGTCAACTGCGCTGGCGTGTGGTCGACATCAAGAACCTGCTGGGTATGGAGGACTGAGCGATGAACTCGAAAGCAATGCCTACCCCCATCGTTGCCCTGCTCGACAAGGAGCCGCTCGCGGCTTCCGATGCTTTGGCCGCTGGCGTGGCTCTGTCTCACGCGAACGTCATCAAGCTGGTGCGCAGGCACAAGGCCAGCCTGGAGCGCTTTGGCCCACTCAGATTTGAAATCCGAAAGGGTGTTGCACTACCCCAGGGTGGCTTCGCCAAGGCCACCGAAATCGCGCTGCTGAACGAGCAGCAGGCCACCCTCCTGATCTCCATGCTGCGCAACAGCCCCATCGTGATCGAATGCAAGGTTCGGCTGGTCGAGGAGTTCTATCGCATGCGTGCGGCCTTGAGCCAGCAGGCCAAGGGCTTATGGCAACAGATGCAGGCCCTCATCGCGCAAGAGGTGGAGTCCAAGGTCCGAGCATCCTTCGGCTCCCGGCTCATGCTCGACCGCAAGCGCGACATCCCCCTCTTCGAGTCGGAGCATCAGAGGCTGGAGGCGGAAATCCAGCCTTCGTTGCCATTGTTCCACTGAGCGCGGTGGTGTCGGCATGCCCGACGCCATAGGCCGGCACGAAATCATCAGGTTTTTACCAGCTCAAATTTGAGGCCGTTGAGCTCATTGAGTTTTCGCGCCTTGAGCACGGCACAAATTTGAGCTGTGCTCAGGCGGCCGGGTAAGCGGGCGGCGCGGCAGCGGCCACGGCGCGCTCTTTACGCTTGGTAGATTGTCCATGAGGCGTGTTGCCAAGTGAGTCGCAAGCGTCGGGAGGCCGTGCGCGGCACGCGGGGGAGCGAATAGCTCCCTTTTCATTACTCTAATCTTGGCCCCTGTTTGATGGTGTGCCGCCAGGGCGCGTTGTCTGCATGTGCTCCTGTCAGAGCACCACAAGAGTTGCCAGTACCTTGCTGTGCAAGATTCAGTAGCCATTTCGACATGTGGCGAAGCATGGATAGGAAGAAAGATAATTTAGCCGTGAAGTGCGTGGAAGCCAGGCGGGCAGCCCCCTAAAGAGCGCTCTCGATTGCCCGCTACCCTAGTCATTGAAATGACTTGCTTAAGAAAGCTATGAGTGACTAGAGGATGGACATCGCTTGTCTGCCGACCTCCGCGTACGCTCTGTTACGATTGACGAGAACTTAACGACCAACTCAAGCGCGAAGCAGAACAGAGCGCAACAATGGAGCAGGCTACATGGTGACGACGGTGGTAAAGGTTCCGAGGGTGTTAGACGCGGACAACGTGGAGCACGTCTTGCGTGTGTGCGAGCAGATCCGGGGCTGTGAACAGGTGGTCTTGGACGCATCAGAATATGTCTATTGCTCTCCTATCGGCATGACCTTGTTGAAATCTGCCATGCATAGCCAGCATGATTGCAGGGTAATTGATGTCATTTGGATGGATATCCAGAGAGCTTCTTATCTTTCAAGAATGGATTTTTTTAGTGGAGTTGATGCTCCCTCTTTAGTCGTTCAAAATGGCGTTAGGCATGATAGGACAGATCGTCTAATAGAGCTTCAGGTTGTTCCTAATGACTTGCACGTTGATGAGTATGCAGACAGAATCGCTCAAACTTTAACAAAGAGCCTTTTGAGAGAGGCGACCGTATTTCAGCAAGATGACTTTGACGAAGAAAAAATCATAGCGCCGATTAGATATTTGGTGTCCGAACTTCTTTTGAATGCAACTACGCACTCTCGGCGTCATGGGCATCATGGGGCTAAGGCGTGGATGTCAGCCCAAGCAAGGGCAGCCACTCCTAAAACTGCAGCATGGATTGAAATAGCGATTGTTGATGATGGCTGTGGAGTGCTGCGAACATTGGCTGATCAGTTGAATGATAGGGGTTCTGCGGCAGAGGCGATAGAGACTGCGATGAAACCCATGGTTAGCTGCAATCTTGGTATTGATATGACTGGCGAGGAAACCAGTAATCAAGGAGTAGGTCTGTATGTTGCGAAAGATCTAATTCTGTCTGCAGGTGGGCGGTTGCAGATAATATCTGACAATTGCTTGTACGATAGCAAAATTCCTACAAGAAGCGGGCAATACAGAGACTTGCGTAATAACTGGCGTGGTGTAGCGATTTCCATAACAATGCCATTTGATAAGATCTATGGACTCAATCCGACAAGCAGTCTTGACAGGATCTCGTCCACAAGCGACAGTGGTATCGCGTTGAACTTTTCCTAAGGGAACTTAGCATGACAAGCATCATCAGGTTGGTGTTACGGGAGCATGCCGCGGCTCCTCTGCTAGCCTCCAGAACGATGGGCGCTAGGCTTCGTCGGCTCATAGAGCTTGCGCTTTCCGACGAACAAATTGTACAGATCGACTTTTCCGACATTGGGGTGACACAGTCGTTCACTGACGAGCTGGTAGGAGTTCTCGCCTACAAGTATGGGCCAGCTGTGATGCAAAGCATTCAATTTCGCGGGTGCACCACTGACCACCAGAAGATCATCAAGTTCGTCGTCAACCATCGGCTGGAAACGCGCCAAGTCGGGCCTCGCCAAGCAAAGATCTCAGCGCCGCGAGAAGGCTGTCATTCTGCATTTGCTTGATCCGAGTTTTCCCCATCCGGAGCCCGCCTTGCGCGGGCTTCGTCTTTCTTGGCTTACCCTCGCGCCAGTAGCGTAAGCAGGCCCAGCACAACGCCCGCCAGCCCAGCATTTCGGCACTTTTTCACACCCCTGCCCAGAGTTTGCGCGATATCGTCCCGCTGCTAAAACTGGGGCATGGCACATCCATCCATCCTCATCCTCTCTGGTGCGCTGCTCCTGGCGCTTGTCTTGGTCTGCGTGGCCCTGGGCGCGGCGCATCGTGCGAGGGCTGCGGCGCGGCGGGCTGAAGCAGGCGCGCGGCCAGCCGACGCCGACCTGGCCTATGTGCGCGGCGTGCTGCTGCTTGCGCGCCGCGAGTTCGACTTCCACGGCGGATGCGTGGCTACCGACCGGCCTGACTTACCCCTATCGCCCGACACCAGTTGGACCGTCGATTTCTCCCGGGCGCGTGCGGCTATCGATGTCGCCATGGGCATGCTTGATCGCGCGGCGCCGGATGCTTGCAGTGGCGATTCAGGCGATTCCGCCATGCTGAGCACTCCACTCTCCACCTGTTCCAAATACACGCCGCCAGCCGCGGGCGCGGATGATTCGGGTGACTCGGACCCCTCCCCCGGCTAGGGTTCGACCGCCCCGCACCTCTCCTTGAGAGTCGGGGGATGGCACATCCTCATACCCTCTTTCTTGCTGGCGCTTTGGTCGTGGCACTGGGCTTGGTCTTCGCCGCCACTTTCGCGGCGCTTCGGGCAGCAGCCGCCGCGCGGCGCGCCGTCGAACTTGCCGAAGCCGCTGCGCAAGAGTCGGCGCGGCAACAGGTTGCGCGCGGCGAGGCCCTCGAGCGTCTACAGGATCACGTGTCCCGAGGGATACAGATTCTGGCCCGTGGCTGCGAGTCAGCTCACGATCGCTATGAGGCCAGCGAGCAAGAGCGAACCAGCGGAGACGTAGGCTGCAACCCGTGCGACCTTCATTGACTTCTCCGCGCTCGCGGCTGACCGGGCAGCGATCTCGTTCGCGGTTTCGGCAAGCCTGAGTGTCTTTTCCTCTCTCTCGTCGCGGAGTTTCGCAGCAGCTTCTTCACGCAACGACTGCTGCTCGCCGAGCCAAGCTCTCGCTTCCTTGCCAACGTAGTCGGTTTGCTCGGCCAGCATCCGAACATAGGTTTCCCCATGCTGCTCAAACGCAGCCCTGTGCTTCAGATCCCTCACGCTCCACCCTCCAGGATGTTGAAGCAGGGATCGTAGCTGCCCCGCCTAGGGTTCGACCCCGCTCCTCCTCGCGGAGAGAGTGGGGGGATGAGCCAGATTGATGACTTCCTCAAGGACGCCCCCGCCAAGGGGACAGCGCAGGCCACCACTTTGCGGCAGCAGCCAGCAAGCGAGGTTGATGCTTTCCTCGCTGACGCGCCAGCGGCGACACGAAGCGTAGGCGACTACGCCCGTGACGCGGCAGCCTGGGCAGCCAAGGGCGCCGTGGCGGTGCCCGAGGCGGCGGTGGGTCTGGCTGACGTCGTCACGGGAGGCCGCGCGGGCAAGTTCCTCGAGAACGAGGGTGGTGTTGTGGGCTTCCGGCCCAAGCAGGCGCGCGAGGCAATCAACGAATGGCACTCTGACGCCACCAAGGAAGCCCAGCGCAAGTTTCAGGAGGCTGAGGGCCTGGGCGGCAAGTTCAAGGCCGCTGTTGAAAACCCGTCCAACATCGTCGGCGCGGTCGTTGAGTCGCTGCCAGCCATGGGTGCGGGCGGCGTGGCGGCGCGCGCACTGGGTGCGGCCACGCGGCTGGGTCAGGCTGGCGCGAAGGGCGCTGCAGCAGCTGGTGCGCTGGGTGAGGGCATTGTGGGCGCGGGCTCGGCGGCCGAGCAGATCCGGCAGGAGACGGATGACGGCCTGCTTTCTCCTGGTCAGACAGCTGCAGCGGCAGCCACCGGCGCGGCAACGGCCGGGCTGGGATATGCCGGCGGGCGCGCGGCGCAGCGCCTGGGCATTGGTGATGCCGAGACGATGCTGGCCCAGGGCAACAAGGGCATTGCCAAGCAGTTTGCCGATGACGCGGCCACGGCGGCGGCCAATCCGCTGGTGCAGCAGCGCGCGGTCAAGAGCATTCCGCGCCAGGTGATTGAAGGGGCCATCTCCGAAGGTTTCCTCGAGGAGTTGCCGCAGTCGGTGGCAGAGCAGATCTTCCAGAACCTGGCCTTGGGCAGGGACTGGTCCCAGGACGTGGATACGGCAGTGGTGCTGGGCACGCTGTCGGGCGCGGCCATGGGCGGCGGCGCGGCGGGGTATCGGGCGGCGCGCGAGCCACGTGCGGGCGCGGCCGAGGCCGGCCAGGCAGTCGATGCGGCGGG